CCATGAAAGACGCAAGCTCATCGGAGATGGGGCGGAGCTTGAGGAAGGCGTTGTTCGCACGACGAGCCTCCCAGCCAGCGCGCTCCTCAGGCGTCATCGTCGCAGGGTCCTTCTTGTGGCGGCGCTTGGAGTTGCGCGCATCACGCTTTAGGGCCTTCGTGGCCTCTACCGCCTCGGCAACTAGCGCACGAACACGCGTCGTCGTCTCCGTGCCTAGAGCGCGTAGGCTCTCCTGAAGCGTGGCTAGGATTACAGCAGTCGTGCGCTCGGCACCAACTTCTACTACAACGGCATCGGCGACAGGCGCTACGACCTCAACTACAGGTACAGTAACCTCGGCCTTGGCAGCAGCGGCCTTGCGTGGCTTGGGGGCAGCCTTCGCGACTACAGGGGTCTCGGCGGCAACTGGGGCATTCTTGGTCTCCTTCTTGGCTGGCATCTTGTTTGTCTTAGTAACTGACTTGACGGAATCCATTTCTAACGCGGGTTATGATTATTATAATCCTTACCTGTTTAAATCATAATCTAACCACAGCGCTAATAATTATAAAACATACAGTATATGGCTGAGGACAATCATTCAATATTGACAAAAGGCATCGTACGACATTAAAAGAAGCTTGAAGAGAACCATATTTGAACTTTACAAACTTACTTATTAACGACTTCATCCAGAAACAGTACTTCTTTCGTGTTGAATTGGGAGTTTTATGTTCAGAAGCGAATTCGATTAGATCAATATATATAAAGTTTAGTAACACGTACAGCTGTGTCTTATTTAGCGATGCAAATAAAAGATGATTTACACTTTCAAACCCATTTTCTTCGATGATCTGACATAGATCTAACCACTTACGACTAACTCTTTCTACAAACTCTTGATACATTGGTTCAGAATGTAAATTAAAACGACCTTCTCGTTTTCGTATTTGACATAACTTACGTAAGTTCTTTCTTGCATCAAGAGTTATTGGTTGACGAGTGTACGGATTTGTTGGATTTGGACTATTACGAACATACTCGTGCAAACTTCGAATATCAAACCAATAGAGCTTATCTGCTTCCATAAAAGAAAAATAGTCTAATGGATGAACTTTTAGCTTATCGTCTAAGGTAACGAGTTCTTCAGAGTTATGGCAATCCTTACGGTTTAAAGCCCCTGGGCCAGCTAGCTTTAACTTTGTTCGAATAAAGTATCCCCTCCAGATCTTTTGTATAAGAAGTGCCTTTGAGTTATTACCAGTTAGTAGCGCCCAAATACGTTTATCTTTGCACTTAATGTGTTTACCGCAAAAAAGTAACCCCTTTAATGCATGTGATGTGCACTGAAGTAAACTAGTTTTGTTCTTGCAAGATGCACACAAGACCATTATTTCTATAAACTGAAAGCTTTCGTTGAAAACGGATTCCGGACCTCTAAGGTTGAAGATACTACAACCAGCAATCAAAATGAACGGCCCAATTCGCGTATCTGATATCGATGTTTCCAAGATCTCATTTGTCCTCGGCGTAAAGCGTGCAGGCCGTAATCCCCCCATTAATCTGAAGTATAATGGCGCGAACCTACAGGTTCGTCTGCCTCGTATCGGCTACCCTGGTGGCTGCCTCGTCCGCGAGGGCGAGACTGGTATGAAGACCTACACGCTGATCGGTTCGCTCAAGGGTTGCGATCCGTATGGCAAGGATCGCTCGTCGGCGACCGACGATATTGCCAAGCTCTACAATCTCCTAACGGATCTAGAGAACCGTATCATCGCCTCAGCAGTCGAGAACTCCGTGGCGTGGTTCGGCAAGAAGCGTTCGGAGGAGGCGATCCGTGACAGCTTCAAGCGCATCCTCAGCTTCTCGACCGACAAGGTTGATGGCGAGTATGTGCCCAATGGCAAGTACCCTCCGAGCTTCCGCGTAAAGGTTCCAGTGTACGACAACAAGGTTTCGGCTGAAGTCGTGGATGCGTCTCGTAACCCAGTGTACGTGACGCCGGAGACCCTCGAGACGAAGGACACTCCGTTCCCCAAGGGCGTAGAGGCTAACCTGGTAGTCAGCGGTAGCATCTATGTCATTGCTGGTCAGGGTTTTGGTGTCACTTGGCGTCTAACGGATGCGCAGGTCTTTCCTCAGCGCCGCATGGGTGCCGCTGCGATCTTTGCGGACGAGGAGGATGATGCGCCTACTGAGGAGGTTGCTGAGTCTCAGACTCCTGCTGAGTCTCAGGCTCCAGTTCCTGAGGAGACTGAGCGTTCTGCGACTCCGGTAGATCAGCCTGTTCAGTCGGCGACTGCAGCTGCGCCGGCTCGCAAGCGTCGTGTGGCGGCTGGCTCAAGTTGAGGTAAGACCAAACTTTAGAATCTGAAGGTGCTGTATACAAAACAAACGAATCATCCAAAAATAAAATAGAAAAATCGGAAAACAAATAATCATAAACAGTTGCATCTGAACACAGAGGCAACAAAGATTTTTTATTGCATTTTTCACAGTGGTAAACTTTAGGAGAATTTGTGATAAATCCAGGAGTCATAAGACGAATATTACTTCCAAGAGATCGGTCAAATACTGTTTTAAAATCATCTTCTAAACAATCCTGGTACGCTTCAGGAGATAGAAGTGACCACAAAGTTTCCTTTTTTACCCAATTAGATTCCTGAAATAGTGTTCCAAAAGGATTGTCGTGAAACCAGAGTGAATGAAATACTTCAGGATTTTCAGAATCATGTTCTGCCAATCCTATACGTAATAAATTTTCATCATACAGCCAATAGACATTCCAATCAGAATATGCAGGATCCACACAACCACGGAATACTTCACGACCATTATAGTTCCATTCCTCTGCATCATAATCGTCATCATGATCAGCTATATCTTCAGAAAAATTGCGATACACGTACCCAGACTTCAGAACTGAGAACATTATTATAACTATGACTAATCAAACGTTACAGTTAGACGCACATCGTGGCGATAAATAGACTTAGTTGCAGAACGAGAAAGTTCATGACGTTTCTTCTTTGGCTCGGAACTCTTGCTTTCATGTAGACGAGCTTCCATATCGGCATGAACAGTATCGCGATTGGTTTCTAGATACTCAAGTACCTCATCATTAATTGCCCACTCAAAAAAGTTCAGCTGTCCAACAGTTGTTTCCGTATCATGAAACTTAATACGCTTCCAACGGCAGAACGGATCGAACATCTTCTTACTATAAGCCTTTAGGTGAGACTTGTAGGACAAGTATACGATAACATGCTTTTGAGTTTTAGTCATATAAGATACGTTGTACTTCTTGGCATAGTTTGTGACAAACCAGTCAATTAAACGTAGTGATAGATTTGATGTTCCATCTAGAATACTCTTAACACACGCAATATGTCCCTCGTTCGAATAAAATCGTTCAAGACGATGTAGAACCCACTGTTCTTGAGTTTGGATCTCCTGCATTTAAGTAAAGTTAGAGGCCTACATGTAAAACGGTTTTAGCATTAATAAGTAATATAATCCTAATGGATCATGTAGAACTACTACTTCAAAAATATGGTCAAGATGATCAGCGAACCGATGCATGGCATAATAAACGCGGCGAGATGCTTACTGCATCGGAAATTCACAAGGCATGTAAGAATTCATCACCTGCTTTGAAACATGAAATCATAATGTCAAAATTAACTCCGCGAGAACGAACTGCGCCAGGGTGTGGTCCCAAAGCTCTTCTATGGGGAACACGCTTTGAACCAATTGCAAAGCTAATTTATACGACTCATTTCCAAGGAGGTATTCAAATTGTAGATACGACTTGCGTCCCACATCCAGTGCATTCATTTCTTGGGGCATCGCCTGATGGAATCATTATTACCAAAGACAAGGATGATTTCAGATATGGAAAGTTAGTCGAGTTTAAATGCCCAATTTCTCGAGAGTTTTCTGATAGTACACCTATTCCAGAAGTGTATTATCATCAAATGCAGTTACAGTTGGAATGTACAGGCATGAAAGAATGCGAATACATTGAAATGAAGTTTCGTGAGGTGAATTATTCTACATGGATGGATGTGAAAGATAAAATTAAATCATTCTTTATGGTGTTTGAAGACGGAGAAGTAGTATACCGAGATATTACCGATACTCGCGATGTTCCTACTTGGCGTCGCGAAGTTTTGAATGATAAAGATGATCGTGATTTCAGTACCACTTACTGGTACTTTGACACTATTCGAACGTCCTCAGTGCCTCACGATCCTAATTGGATTGCAAGCAATCTTGAAAGCTTTCAGGAAGTATGGAATACTATTCAAGAACATCGTAAGAATGGAACAGTACCTGAACATCCTAAAGAGAAGACCGTGCTTGTCCTTTGATCATTTGGATCCAATAATCTAAATATAATTTCCTGTAATTAAATTTTAAATTTTTAAACGTTTCAACCGTTTTTACGAGTAGATCTATAGATACATCATTCCAATTTTTTACTATCAGAACTGGAAGATCTTCAAACAATGAATCAAGGTTTGAAGATTTTACTATTGGGATAGATCCTAAACACAAAATTTCCCAAGTTCGATGGCAATCCAGACCATTGCCATGCGGAGATACTCCGAATGCATACTTCACTTGATTCTTCCATGAATCGTGTCGAGGAAGTTTGGTGGGTTCATAATGCATCAACATCTTCGGTATTGCCTCCATAGCATCCTTTCGGTCCTGAGCAAATCGTGTGTTCATTGAAAAATGAAAGTTTGAGTAACACTTAATTCCGCGATTGGCAAAATGATTCATGTTCAAATCTGTAATTTGTTGTTCCTGGAACATCGGACTTAACTTAGATCCCCATTCATGATCATTCTTA